ACAGATTGATTTTAATGAAGAAGCTAGATACTCTGCTCTTGTCACTCGTGGCAGTTTTTCGTGGGAAAACGGAATCAAAGATTCAAAAGTAGAATTTGTACCAAATTTAAATGGTAGATTTAATGTAAGTTGGGTACCAAGTAAGAATTTACAAAATAGAGTAATTATAAAAAATGGTAGCAAATATCCAGGAAATGAACATATTGGTGCATTTGGTTGCGATAGTTATGATATATCCGGAACTACAGATGGTAAAGGTTCTAAAGGATCATTACATGGTCTCACTAAGTTCAGCATGGAAGAGGTACCAGCAAATAGGTTTTTTCTGGAGTATATAGCGAGACCACAAACAGCAGAAATGTTTTTTGAGGATATATTAATGGCATTACATTTTTATGGTATGCCAATACTTGCAGAAAATAATAAACCAAGATTATTATACTATTTAAAAAGAAGAGGTTATAGAGGTTATTCTATGAATAGACCCGATAAAGTTTGGAATAAATTATCAGCTGCTGAAAAAGAAATAGGTGGCATACCAAACTCAAGTGAAGATATAAGGCAAGCGCATGCTGCTGCAATTGAAAGTTATATAAATTCATATGTAGGAATTAAACCAGATGGCGACCACGGAGATTTATATTTCAATGAAACCTTAAATGATTGGGCTAAGTTTGATATAAACAAAAGAACAAAATTTGATGCAGCAATAAGTTCTGGGTTAGCCATTATGGCATGTAATAAAAATTTATATACACCCAAACCCAATATACAATTAAAAAATAAAGTAAACTTTAGTTTTGCTAAATACGATAATAAAGGCAATTTTTCAAAAATAATACAATAAATGGCGAAAGTAATAACAAAAGGTATTTTTCCGAGTCAAGCTGTACCAGATGTAGAGAAAGGATCTTATGAATATGGGATGCAGGTTGCAAAGGCTATTGAATCTGAATGGTTCAAAAAAGACTCTGGAAGTACACGTTACTTTGCAAATAGAGACAATTTTCATAGATTAAGACTATATGCAAGAGGTGAGCAAAGTATACAAAAGTATAAAGATGAATTGTCTATTAATGGTGATTTGTCATATTTAAATTTAGATTGGAAACCAGTTCCTATTATACCTAAGTTTGTAGATATAGTTGTGAATGGCATTGCTGAAAGAACATATGATATAAAAGCATATTCAGTTGATGATATTTCTACACAAAAAAGAACTAAATATGTAGAAAATATGATGAGTGATATGTATGCTAGAGATTTTAAAGCTAGAATACAACAAGCGGTTGGTGTAAATACTTTTAAAACTGATCCTAAAAATTTACCAGAAAACGATCAAGAATTATCATTACACATGCAATTAAGTTACAAGCAATCAACTGAAATTGCACAAGAGCAGGCGTTAACTAACGTATTTGATTTAAATAAATATCATTTATTAAAGAAAAGATTAGATTATGATATAACTGTTTTAGGTATTGCAGCTATTAAAAATAGTTTTAATACTGCTGAAGGTATTAAATTAGAATATGTAGATCCAGCAGATTTAGTTTATTCATATACTGAATCACCATATTTTGATGATATATATTATGTAGGTGAAGTGAGAAGAGTTAGTTTAGTTGAACTTAAAAAACGTTATCCTGAACTTACGGAAGAAGATATAAAAGAAATAGAAGGTAAAGGCGGTAATTTAAAATTATATAATAAATCATATACAACTTCAGACGCTGAAGATAAAAATTATGTATATGTATTATATTTTGAATATAAAACTTTTGAAAATCAAGTTTATAAAATAAAACAAACAGCAACTGGTGCAGAAAAAGCAATTGAAAAAACAGATCAATTTAACCCACCAAAAGATGCAAGATCAAGATTTGAAAAAGTAAATAGATCAATTGAAGTATTATATTCAGGTGCTAAAATTATTGGACACGAGAATATATTAGAATGGAAAAAATGTGTTAATATGACACGCCCAAAATCTGATATAACTAAAGTTGCAATGAGTTACAATATTGTAGCACCAAGAATATATAAAGGTAAGCCTGAATCATTAGTCGGAAGAATGACGTCGTTCGCGGACATGATTCAAATAACGCATCTTAAATTACAACAAGTACTCTCAAGAATGGTTCCCGACGGAGTATTCTTAGATGCGGATGGTATTGCTGAAGTGGATTTAGGTAATGGAACAAATTATAATCCACAAGAAGCATTAAATATGTATTTCCAAACAGGTTCTGTTATTGGTAGGTCAATGACGCAGGATGGTGAATTTAATAATGGAAGAGTGCCTATTCAAGAATTAAGAGCAGGTGGAGGTAATGCAAAAATTGCAAGTTTAATTAATAGTTATAATTATTATTTACAAATGATGAGAGATGTAACAGGATTAAATGAAGCAAGAGACGGAAGTACGCCTGATAAAAATGCATTAGTTGGTTTACAAAAATTAGCAGCGGCTAATAGTAACACAGCTACAAGGCATATATTACAGGCTAGTTTATATTTAACATTAAAAACAGCTGAAGCAGTTTCTTTAAGAATATCTGATGTTTTAGAATATAGCAATACTAAAAAATCATTTATACAGTCTTTAGGTAAATTTAATATAGGTACGCTTGAAGAATTATATGATCTTCATTTGCATGACTTTGGTATATTTTTAGAATTAGCACCTGACGAAGAAGAAAAACAATTACTTGAAAATAATATTCAAATGGCTCTTCAACAGCAACAAATAAATTTAGAAGATGCTATTGATATAAGAGAAATTAAAAATCTTAAATTAGCTAATCAATTATTGAAATTAAGAAGAAAGCAAAAGTTTAGTAACGATAGACAAATGCAAATGGAAAATATTCAAGCTCAATCACAATCTAATGCACAAGCAGCTCAAGCAGCAGCAGCGGCTGATATACAAAAACAGCAAGGTATTGCAGAAAGTAAAGTGCAAATTGCTGAAGCACAAAATCAATTTGATATTGCAAAATTAGAAAGAGAAGCTCAAATTAAAAAAGAATTAATGCAATTTGAATTTGAATTGAATATGCAGCTTAAAACAGCCGAAGCAGATGTAATTAAAAATAAAGAGAAGTATAAAGAAGATAGAAAAGACGAAAGAACAAAAATACAAGCTTCACAACAAAGTGAATTAATAGACCAGAGAAAATCTGGTAAGCCACCAAAAAACTTTGAATCTGCAGGGTTTGACACATTAGGTGGATTTGGTTTAGAGCAATTTGAACCAAGATAAATTTTTAAACAATTATATAATATTTTATTATGGCAGAAGAAATTAAAGTTTCAGCTGTAGACGAACAACCAAAGTCTATAGCCGAAAAAGAAGAAACGGTATTAGAAAATGCCGGTATATCCACTAAAGAAGATGGAATGTACAAATTAGATTTAAACAAAATTAACGAACAAAAACAACAAAAAGATGCCGTTTCAGAGCAAAGCACAGATGAGGTTCCTGTACGCAACGAATCCGAAACTAGCGGAGAAGTTCAAAAACAAGACATCAAAGAAAAAACTGAAGAATCTACCGGAGAAGAAATCAGCAATGAGAATGTGCGGGATAAAGAAACGCCGATATTAGAAGAAATAACGGATGAACAGGAAACCAGTAATGACGAAGCTCCAGTGGTTGCAGAACAAAAAGAAAGCAAAGCTGAATCGGTTGAAGAAACAGAAGTTAAAGAAGAATTAAATCTACCAGAAAATATCCAAGACTTAATTAAGTTTATGGAAGAAACGGGTGGCAGTTTAGAAGACTATACTCGATTAAACGCAGACTATTCAAATGTTGACGATAATACATTGTTAACAGAATATTATAAACAAACAAAACCTCATTTAAGTTATGATGAAATACAATTTCTTATGGAAGATGAATTTTCATTTGACGAAGAAATAGATGAGGAAAGAACAATAAAAAGAAAAAAATTAGCTCATAAAGAAGCGGTTGCAAATGCTAAAAACTTTTTGACAGGGCTCAAGGATCAATATTACAAGGAAGTCAAGTTGGGTTCCAAGTTAGCTCCTGAGCAGCAAAAAGCAATAGATTTTTTCAATCGTTATAATAATGAGCAAAAACAAGCTGAAGAGTTACTTCAGAAGCAGACATCACATTTTCAAAATGAAACTAATAAAGTTTTTAATAATGATTTTAAAGGTTTTAATTTCAAAGTTGGAGACAAAAAATTTAGATTCAATGTAAGTGATGTTAATAAAGTAAAAGAAACCCAAAGTGATTTATTAAATGTTTTTAATAAATATGTTAATGAAGATAAAATGCTCACTAACGCGCAAGGTTTTCATAAATCTTTATTTGCTGCTTCTAACCCTGACGCACTAGCAAATCATTTTTATGAGCAAGGCAAAGCCGACGCAATAAAACAAATGACTGCAGAAGCTAAGAACATTAATATGGATCCTAGAAAAACTGCAGATGGTTATGTTGAAGCAGGTGGAGTTAAAGTTAGAGCGGTAAGTGGTGATAGTAAATCTGGGCTAAAATTAAAACTAAAAAACTATTAAAACTTAAAAATTAATTTAAAATGGCAAGTGCAACTTTTTCATTGCCTACTGACCTTACTCCTTACGCGAGTAAATCAGTATTGGCATCAAATTATTTAAACTTCCACGGTTCAAGTGGTAGCAACTGGTCGCAACAATATTTACCAGAGCTATATGCTGAAGAAGTGGAAAAATACGGAAACAGATCTGTATCTTCGTTTTTAAGAATGGTCGGGGCAGAAATGCCTATGGCTTCTGATCAAGTTATTTGGTCTGAGCAAGGAAGACTACACTTAGCTTACGAAGGTGCTGCTGTAGACAATGCAGGTGTTATTACTATCGCAAGTAGTGGTACTCACGCTGTAAGAGTTGGTCAAACAATTGTATTATCTGATAATCAATCTACACCAACTATCATCAAATGTTATGTTTCAGCTGTCGCTGCGGACAACACTACTTTAACTGCGATTCCTTATGTAGGAGGCGCAACTGTTGGTGCTGTTTCAGGATTTGATACAACTGACGATAACTCGGCGAATACATGTTCATTCTTCGTTTATGGTTCTGAATTCAAAAAAGGACAAGCGGCTATGGACGGTTCAGTAACTCCAGAATTCGAGTCTTTTACAAATAAGCCAATTATCTTAAAAGACAAATTTGAAATTTCTGGTTCTGACGCTGCTCAAATTGGTTGGGTTGAAGTTTCAGGCGAAGGCGGACAAAATGGATACTTATGGTATTTAAAAGCTGAAGGTGATACAAGAGTAAGATTCGAAGATTATTTAGAAATGTCAATGGTTGAAGCAGAGAAATCTACAACAGCTGGCGGTGTTGATTCAATCTTAGGAGCTAACTCAGGAACTGAAGGTTTATTCTCTGCATTAGAAAATAGAGGTATTGTAGCTACAAACGCTTTTGATAGTGCTACATTTACTTCAACTTCAGGTTCTCAAACTTTACCAGAAGTAATTACTGACTTTGATTTAATTCTTAAAGAATTAGACAAACAAGGAGCTATTGAAGAAAATATGTTATTCTTAGATAGAGACTCTAACTTAAAACTAGATGATGGTTTAGCAAATATTTCTGCTGGATCTGCTGGTGGTACTGCTTACGGTGTTTTTGAAAACAGCGAAGATATGGCTATCAATTTAGGATTTAGAGGATTTAGAAGAGGATCTTATGACTTCTATAAAACTGACTGGAAATACTTAAACAACAAGTCTACAAGAGGATTATTCTCAGACATTAAAGGTGTTTTAGTACCAGCTGGAACTTCATCTGTTTATGATCAAATTTTAGGATCTAACATTAGAAGACCTTTCTTACATGTAAGATATAGAGCTTCTGAAGCAGATGACAGAAAAATGAAATCTTGGATTACTGGTTCAGTAGGTGGAGCATCTACATCAGGTGATGATTTAATGAGTGTTCATTATTTATCAGAAAGATGTTTAGTTACTCAAGCTGCTAACAACTTTGTATTATTTAAGTAATATTTAACGTAAATTTTACCCTCGTTGTAATTACGGGGGTAATCTTTACTTTTATCAACATTTTTATTTTATTATATCATGGCAAAAAAACAAAAAGCAGAGGTGGCTGTTGAAGAACCAGTAGCGGTTGCTCCACCAAAAAAACAAGTAAAAAATACTTGGGAAAGAAAAGATAGACAATATTATTTATTAGGCGATAAACAACCTATAGTATATATATTAAAATCTAGAGGAATAATGTGGTTTGACGAAGAAAAAGGATATGAAAGAGAAATTAGATATACAACAAACCAAAAAACTCCGTTTGTAGATGAATTTAAAGGTGATTCAAGACTTGATCATATTATATTTAGAGACGGTGTTTTAAATGTACCAAAAGAAAAAACAGTTCTACAACAAATTCTTTCTAATTATCATCCAGAAAAAAATCATTTATATGCGGAACTTGATACAGAAGCGGTTGCAGCGGATGATTTAGATACAATAAGTTTAGAGTTTGAAGCGCTATCAGCGGCAATGGAAATGGATATTGAACATGCTGAGGCGATTGTAAGAACTGAGCTAGGAAGTAAAGTTTCAAAAATGACATCTAAAGAATTGAAAAGAGACTTGCTTATTATGGCTAAACAAAATCCAGCTTTATTTTTAGAGTTAGCAAATGATGATAATATCAGTATAAGAAACTTAGGAATTAAGGCGGTTGAAAATAGATTGATTATACTTTCAGCAGATCAAAGAACATTTAAGTGGGCAAGTAATGACAGAAAGTTATTTACAGTGCCATTTGATGAAAACCCATATTCAGCATTAGCTGCGTGGTTTAAAACTGATGAAGGTATTGAAATTTATCAAACAATTGAAAAAAGACTAAAATAAGTCAGTAGTGGTTGAGCCGCTACGGCGGCTTAATCATTATATAAATTAAAATTATGGCAATATCAGTTGATACAGTATATAAAACAGTATTATCAATATTAAATAAAGAATCGAGAGGTTTTTTAACACCTGAAGAATTTAATAAAATAGGTTCTCAAGTTCAACTTGATATACTAGACCAACATTTTTATGATTATAATCGAGCAGTTATAAAGCACAACGCTGGAAGAGCTGTAGAAGATTATGGAAATATTCCAGAAAAAATTGAACAAAAAATAGATCCTTTTTTTGCGCAGGCTGATATTACTTTAACAAATGGTATTGGTACTTTACCTACTGATTTGTATAAAACTATAAATATTAGTATAACTAATAAAACTATTCAATTAGAAAAAGTAAATAAAAAAAGTTTATCTTATTTATTATCCTCACCTTTAACAAAACCTACAACATCATTTCCTGTATATTATCAGAGAGCTACAGATATTATAGTAGAGCCAGCGTTATCAGATGGCAGTTGGGCATTAGGTAATCTACTTATTGAATATATAAAAACGCCCGCTGATCCAACATGGGCGTATGAAAAAAATACTGTTACAGGAGCGTTGACATTTTCAACAAGCACAGGTGGAAGTGTGATACCTACAACCGGTAAAGTAGATTTTACTCTGCACGATTCGGATAAAGTTCAATTAATATTAGGTATATTAAAATATGCTGGATTAATAATAGCGGATGCTACGATAGTTCAAGCTGCAGCTCAAGAAGAAAATAAAACAATACAACTAGAAAATTCATAATAAATGGGATTTATAACGGAAACAGCATATCAGTATTATAATACTAGTCAAAAGTTTACAGCAACAGCTAATCAAACAAATTTTACATTAACGTTTGATCCGTTACCAACAGCTAAAAGTAAATTTTTAATATTTGTTAATAATTCAGAAATTGATGATGATCTGTATTC